CCCGAAAGCGCCACCCCCAGACCCTCAGTCGGTGAGGCGCCTGACACGGCGCCTCCCTCCATCGGGGAGTCGAGTCGATCATTCTCAAGTCTTCTCTTCGACCTCGCGAAGCAGAGCGACGGACGCTTCGCGATGGCCGGAAGCGTCGACCAACAGGAGGACGTTGCGACGGTCTTCCGAGAGAGCGGCCTGTCGGACGAAGCCCTTCTGAGCGCGCTTCGCTGCCCCTCGAAGGCCCTCGCCGGGTTCGAGATGGTGACTCGCAACAACTTCGTGAGCGTGGCGATGCTTGCGGGCAAGCGCGGCGCTGATGGTCGTCACCCGTGCGATGCGGCGCACTCGCTGGTCGCATACGTCCGCGCGCAGGCCGCGGCTCCGATTGAGGAGCCCTACGGCATGGCCTCGGTGCCCACCGTCGAAGAGACGCGCGCGGCGAACGCAGGGCGCCTCGAGCGCCAGAAGCGCGGGCGTGAAGTGGTCGCGAAGATGCTCTCCGAGGGATGGCGGCCGCCGCCACTGAAGAGCCGCGCGACCGAGCAGAAGACCGAGGCGAGCGAGACGCAGGAGGCGACCGGTGGCTGACGGACACGGCAAGGATACGCGGCTCATCGACATCGCAGCGGAGCGCGCGGTGCTCGCCTCGATGATGCTCGACAACGACACCATCGCGGTCATTGCGGCGAAGGTCGCGCCCCGAGACTTCTACGAGCCCCGGCACTCGGTGATCTTCGAGGGCATCGTCGCGGTGCGCGCCAGGCGCGAGCCGGTCGACATCCTCACTCTCACCGCAGAGCTTCGGGACCGCGAGCGCCTCAACGCGGTGGGCGGAGCTCAGTACCTGGGCGAGATCACCGATTTCATCCCCACGACTGCGCATTGCGAGACTCACGCGAGCATCGTGGCGGACCTCGCCGGGCGTCGCCGCATCCTCGCGGTGGGTCCCGAGCTCATCGCCAAATCGCGCGAGCTCAAGGCTGATGAGCTCCTCGCGCTCGCCGCAAAGCTCCTGCGCGACGTCGCGCCCGAGGGAGACGCGAAGCTTCAGACCGCGTCCCAGGTGGCGGCGACCCTCTACGCTCAGCACGCGGTGCCGCGTGAGCCCGACGCGCCCTGCATCTCGCTTCCCACCGGCTTCGACGAGCTCGACGCAGCGTTCTCGCTCGACCCCGGGCGTTTGTACATCTTCGCCGCGCGCACGGCGATGGGGAAGTCTGCGCTCACCGGCCAGATCGCTCACCACGCGGCGAGCCTGAAGCGAGGGCGGGTGATCTTCTTCTCGCTCGAGATGAAGGCGTCGGAGGTCGCGCATCGAGAGGTCGCGGGGAGCGCTGGGCTCGACGTCCGCGAGATGGAGCACGGTCTCGAGATCGGCGACGAGTACGCGCGCGAGATCGCCCAAGGGAAGATCGTGAGCTATGTCGAGAGGCTCAATACCTTCGACGGGCTCGATATCATCTACTGCGACACGCCCAGCGTGAGCGTCGACCGCGTCGAGGCCGTGTGTCAGCGCGAGGCGCTCTCGGGCCCGGTCGCACTCGTGGTGATCGACTATCTCCAGCTCATGCGCGTCGAGGAGGCAGAGCGCCATGACCTCGCGATCGGCAACGTCACGCGCCGAATGAAGGCTCTCGCGATGTCTCTGGGGTGCCCCGTCATCGTCGTCTCGCAACTCAATCGAGAGCTCGAGCGTCGCCCCAACAAGCGCCCGACGCTCGCCGACCTCCGCGACTCGGGCAACATCGAGCAGGATGCGGACGGTGTCGTGATGATCTATCGCGACGAGGTCTACCACCGCGACTCGAAAGACAAGGGTATCGCGGAGATCATCGTCGCGAAGCAGCGCAACGGGCCTCCCGGCATGGTGCGCATGAAGTGGCGCGCGGAGCAGGTGCGCTTCGAAGAGCTCGGTGACGACTCGGAGAGCTACCGCGTCGCAGGGTGGAAGCCGGGCGCAGGCGCAGCGCGGAGAGGCGAATGACCACCGAGGCCACCGAGGCCACCGAGGAGGCGAAGTGCGTGTGGTGTGCGCTGCGGAAGCCCTTCCGGCGCGACCTCTGCCGCGCGTGTCACCGTAAGGCGCTCGCGTGTCGCGTGAGGCTCCCGCCGCGTCGCCACGGGGGGCCGCGTCGGTGGAGTCGCGAGGAGCGCCTGGTCTCGTGGCTTTCGAAGCTCCCGCGTCGCAGCCGTGAAGCACTCGTGGCGGCGCTGGTGAAGGTGCCGCAATGACCATCGAAAAGCGCCGAAAAGCGACGGGAACTCACACCCCGGACAAGCGCGACGAGGCCATGCGGCTCCTTGCCGAGGGGAACACGGTCGCCTTCGTGGCCCGAGAGCTGAGGCTCCGATACAACACCGTGATCGACTGGCGCGACTCGCCTGAGGGGCAACAGATCCTCGGGGAAGCGCGAGCGAAGCGTGCGGCGGACCTTAGCAGCGCTGCGGCGCGCGCTCGCCAGATCCTCGAAGACAACGCCACGCGAGCCGCCCAGACGCTCGTCGACCTCATGGACTCGAAGGCTCCGAGCGTCCGCGCGAGTGCAGCACGCACTCTGCTCGACCGCGTCGGCGTGCCGGTGGTGAAAGAGGTCAGGGCCTCGGTGAGTGCTCGTGGCTTCGACCTCTCGAAGCTCTCCACCGAGGAACTCCTCTCGCTCGACCGGATCACCGAGAAGGCGCGCACTGAGGAGGGCGAGAGCGAGTGAGCGCCCTCGTGCCGCAGCCGCTGATCGACCGCGAGCTAGTGAAGCGACTCGGGTTCGCGGAGTTCATCCGGCGCGCGTGGCCCCAGGTGGAGGCTTCGCCGCTCGTGTGGTCGTGGCACATCGACGCACTCGCGGAGCACCTCGAAGCGGTCGCGAAGCGACAGGTGCGAGACCTGGTTATCAACATCCCGCCGGGCCTGTCCAAGTCGCGCGTGGCCTCGGTGCTCTTCCCCTCGTGGGTGTGGAGCTTCGACCCCGGCAGACGCTTCTTCGCGGCGAGTTTCAGCGAGAAGATCGCGCTCCGCGACGCGAGGGCGATGCGCTCGCTCTGTGGCGACGACTGGTACCGCGCGCGCTGGCCCGGGGTGGAGTTCCCGCGCGACGACAGCGCGAGCACCGCGACAGCGCTGTTCGCGAACACCCGCGGTGGCTTTCGCAAGAGCGACACGATCCGCGGCCAGTGGACCGGCGAGCATGGCGACGACGTCATCGTCGATGACCCGCTTGACCCCCAGGGCGCCGCGGGCTCCACCGAGCTCGACGCGGTGCTTGAGTGGTGGTGCGGGACGATGCCCACGCGCTTCCGCAGCCATGCGACGAGCACCCGCACGCTCATCATGCAGCGACTCCACGAGGCGGACCTGACGAGGGAGTTCATTCGCGCCGGCGCGACCGTTCTCTGTCTCCCGATGCGCTTCGAACGCGCGCACCCTCACCGATGGGCGCGTGACCCTCGCACGGCGGAGGGCGAGCTCCTCTGCCCTGTGCGCATCGACGAGGCCGCGACGAAGCGCATGGAGGACATTCTAGGGCCTGCGCGCGCCGCGGCGCAGCTCCAGCAGCGCCCATCGCCCGCAGGCGGTGCGGTCTTCAAGGCCGAGTGGTTCCGTTGGTGGACCGAGCTCCCCGCGGGCGGCGTGTGGAGCATCGACGTAGACGCGACCTTCAAGGCCACCGACGACGGGAGCTACGTGGTGATCCAGGTGTGGTGCGACGACGGCGCGCGCCACTACCTCGTCGACCAGATCCGCCGCCGCATGGGCTTCGCCGACACGGTCGCAGCGATCCGCGTCGCGCGAGCTCAGTGGCCGAAGGTCAGGACCGTGCGCATCGAGGACAAGGCCAACGGTCCGGCCATCATCGAGGCCCTGCGCGACGAGATGACGGGCGTGGTCGCGGTGTCGCCCGAGGGGGGGAAAGAGGCGCGCGCGAATGCCGTGCAAGGCATCGTCGCGGGCGGCGGCGTGTACCTGCCCGACGAGCAGCACGCGAAGTACGACGACGGGCGCCGCGGGGCCCCGTGGGTGGCGAGCTTCATCCACGAGGCCGTGACGTTTCCGAAGGGCGAGAGCGATGACCAGGTCGACGCCATGACACAGCACCTCAACGCGAGCGCGGGCAGCTTCGCCGCGCGACTCAAGAGCGCATTCGGCAAAGGGGCAGAGAAGAAATGACGACGTTCAAGGAGAGGTTTCGCAACGCACTCGCGCGCGTCGATTCGTGGGTGAACGTCGCGACCGGGGTGGGTCAAGCGCTCGGGCGCAGCGGTCGCGGCTCATACGACTGGGAGCCTGCCGGGCGCATCGGTGATGGGCTCCTCGAAGAGCTCTACAACTCCGACCCCTTCGCGGCGCGCATCTGCGACGCAGTGCCGAAGCACGCGCTCCGTCGCGGATTCAGCGTGAAGTGCGGCTCGACGGATCTCGAGACGAAGATCGGTGACGCGATCCGCGAGCTCCAGGTGACTCGCGTCGTGCGCGAGGCGTGGACGTGGAGCAGGGTGTTCGGCGGCGGCGCGGTGCTCATCGGGGCCGACGACGGACGCGACGCGAGCAAGCCTCTCGACGAGGTCTCACTGCGCCGTGTGCTCTACCTCAGCGCCGTGCACTCGCGCGAGCTCTGGCCTGAGGCCTGGGAGCTCGACCCGCTTTCGAAGCGCTTCGGCGAGCCGACGCTATACCGACTGACGCGTCAGGGCGGCGGCGGCGCGAGTGACTACTCCCTCGTGCATCACACCCGCCTCGTGCGCTTCGAAGGGCTCACCACCACGCGCGCGCGGCGCATCGCGCTCAAGGGGTGGGGAGAGAGCTACCTCCAGCGCACCTACGACCTCCTGCGCGAATGGAACGGCGCGCACGCTGCCGTCGCCGATCTTCTTCAGCAGGCGTCCATCGGCGTCCTGAAGATGAACAACCTCATGGAGATCGTGGGCGGCGACGACGGCAGCTTCAAGGAGCGCATGGCTGCGATGGATGAGGCGCGCAGCGTCGCTCGCTCCGTGCTCATCGACGCACAGGGCGAGAGCTACGAGCGTGTGGAGGTCGGTGCCCTGAGCGGCATCCCCGACGTCATCGACCGCTTCTCCTACCGCCTCGCGGGCGCGCTGGAGATCCCCGTGAGCATCCTCCTCGGGCGTGAGCCCGCGGGCCTCAACGCAACCGGGGAGAGCGATATCCGCTCCTGGTACGACACCCTCGACGCCGACCGCGAGACCGTGCTCAAGCCCGCACTCCAGCGGGTCGTTCGCCTGCTCCTCGTCTCGCAGCAAGGCCCGACGTCGGCGCAGGTGCCCGAGGGGTGGTCGATCGAGCTCCCGCCGCTCTGGGAACCGAGCGAGAAGGAGAAGGCCGAGCTCCGCAAGCTCGTGGCCGACAGCGATGACGTGTACCTCAGGAACGGCGTCGCGCGTGCCGACGAGGTTGCGCGCTCCCGTTTCCGCAAGGAGGGCTGGAGCATGGAGACGGAGATCGACCTCGATGCGCTCGAAGAGCCCCCGGCGAGCTCGCCCGCGACGCAGCCTACGCCCGAGCAGGAGCCCGACGGAGCGCCCGACCCGACGAGGAGCGGCATGGGTGGAGCCGGTGGGCCCACGAAGCCCGCCGGGCTGCTCCCCATCCCGGCGATGAACACGGAGGGGCAGAAGTGATCCGAGCGCCGTGCGACTCGAAGCCGCCGCCCCTGTGGGCCCAGGTGCTGCTCGCCGTCGCTCCCGTGATCGTGGGCGGCGTTGTCGAGATGGTGAAAGACCACATCGCGCACAAGCGAGAGCAGAGCGCGCGGCAGGAGCCGCAGAAGAAGGATAGACCATCGTGAAGACCACTGACGAAGAGGAGCTCGCACGCCGGATGTTCGCCGCCTACAACACGCAGGCGGGCGGCCTGACGTGGGATGGCAAGCCCATTCCTCCGTGGCATGACACCGGGCCGAAGGTGCAAGCGAACTGGTGCGCAGCGGCGCGGGAGGCTCTCGCGTTCGCGCGAGAGCGGCTCCTCCCGCGCCTCGTGTCCGCGGTGTTCGAGGAAGAGTTTGTCGCGCTGTTCAAACGCATTCACCCCGAAGAACCCGCGGTGCCTGAGGTGCTCGTGGTCGATGACGAGAGATGGGTCGCGCTCGACATGCGGCTGATGGAGATCGAGAGCAACGTGAGCCTGATGAGGGGCCGCGTGTACGAGCGCGAGATGCACGACGGCGTCAACACATGGCGCCTCAAGGTGAAGCCGTGACCCCAGGCGCGCGCGGCATCGCTGCTCCTCGCGGCGCGCGCCGCGCTCCCCTGCGCACACCCGCGCCACGACCTACGGGCCTGCGCGCAACACCTCCCCTCGCCACCGCAGCGGGCTACGCCGTGGCCCTCGTCGGTGTCGTCGGCGCGGTCGAGCGCGAGGTTGACGAGATCCTCCGTGCGGAGGGCCTCCCGATCGTCCGCACCGACGCGGCGGCAGATGGCGATGGTCCGTCGATCTTCCCCGACGCACTCGCGCGCATTCAGCGCAAGCTCGACGAGTTCAGGGAGCGACTCGCCTCGCGCGAGCCTCACCCGCTCGCCGCGATCGAGACGTGCGCCGCGCAGGTGGACAGGCACACCGAGGGGCAGTGGAAGCAGCAGCTCGCTCGCCTCGGGGTGAAGCTCTCCGACGTGCGAGCTCCTCACCTCGAGCACCTGCGCGCTCTCTGGCAGCACCGCAACCTGGATCTAATCAAGACCCTGCGCCTCGACGTGGTCGACCGTGTACGCGCTGCACTCGACGAGCACCGCGGCGCGCGCGTGGAGACACTCGCGAGGCGCATCGAAGAGGCGACAGGATCTTCGAGGAGCTACGCGCGCTTCGTGGCCCGCGATCAGGCCTTGAAGCTCGCGAACCAGATCACGCAGGCTCGCCATCAAGCCGCGGGCGTGACGGAGTACGTGTGGCGTGCGAGCCGTGACGAGCGCGTGCGCAAGCGTCACAAGGAGCTCGACGGCACACGCCAGAGCTACGCGCACCCGCCCATCGTCGACGAGCGCACCGGGCGACGAGCTCACCCCGGCGATGACTACCAGTGCAGATGCACCGCTGACCCGATCATTCCCGGCGTCGACCTCTGATCGCGTCCCCTCGATCGCGTGCCACCGTGCTCTAGCGATCGCGCGTAAGGGCCTCGCACCATCCCGGCGATGCCTCATACCGCACGAGTCCACCGCCGCGACTTCGGGGGCGTCACCAGCAAGGTGACGCGCACTCCCCAGGGCGGCGTGCGTCTCGACGCGGCCCTGACCCGCACGGGCGTTTTCACCTACCGCGATCACGAGGGGCGATCATGGCGTGAGTACCGACCGGCCGAAGAGGTCTTTCGCGACGACTCGCTTGCGACCCTCGAAGCGGCCCCCGTCACCGAACTGCACCCCGAGAAGATGGTCGACGCAGAGACGTGGTCGAGCGTCACCGTGGGCACTCTCGCGGGAAGCCCTCGGCGCGACGGCATCTTCGTGGTGGCGCCCCTCACGGTGCAGCGCGCTGACGCCGCGGCGAAGGTCGAGCGACGCGAGCTTCACGACGTGAGCGCGGGCTACACCTGCCGCGTCGACTGGACCGCTGGTGTCTCGCCCGAGGGCGAGCGCTACGACGCGATCCAGCGCGACATCCAATACAACCACTTCGCGCTTGGCCCCGAGGGGTGGGGCCGCGCCGGAACCGATGTCTCGCTGCGCATCGATGGCGCAGCGGAGCAGGTGCGCGGTGAGTCCGCGCCGAAAGGGATCACCGTGAGGAAGATCAAGATCAAGGGGCGAGAGTACAAGCTCGACGCCGACGACGAGGTCGCAGCGGCGCAGCAGGCCGTCGAAGAGCAGACCGCGGCCGTCGACTCGATGGGCGCAAAGCTCCAGGCTGCCGAGGAGGCGCTCAAGGGCGCCATCGGCGAGATCGCCGCCCTCAAGGCGAAGATCGAGGCCGAAGAGAAGAGCGAGCCGAAGGTCACCGAAGACATGGTCTCCGAAGAGGTCGCCGACGCGATCGCTTCGAAGCGCATCGCCCTGCGTGAGCGTGCCGCTCGCGTGCTCGGTGAAGAGAAGCTCGACGGGCTTTCGGCCCACGAGATCCACCGCAAGGTGATCGCGAAGACGCTGCCCACGGTGAAGCTCGACGGCATCGACGCGAAGGCGCTCGAGGGGATGTTCATCGCGGCCACCGAGGGCGCCACCGAGACGAAGCGCGCGGACTCGCTCCGCAACGCGCACCCGGGGCCCGCGACTCCGCGCGCCGAGCACGACGACAGCGAAGACAACCTCTCGCCCGCGGCGGCGCTCAACCGCCGCACGCACAACCACTTCGACAGCCGCGGCCGCGCCGCGACCACTGAGGCCTGATCATGGCGACCGCAGTCCAGACCGGCTCCTACGATTTCGCTCCCGCCACGGGCCTGCCCGGCCAGATCGCGCGCGTGAAGCCCGGCCAGCTCCTCCGCGCCTTCATCGCAGCCGCTGCGATGGCCCCCGGCCTCATCGCCTTCACGGGTCGCGCGGCCGGTGGCGACCCCGGTGAGGCCGGTCCGATGACCGCCCCCGCGGCGAGCGCCACCGCGCTGATCGCCTCGGGCGGCGCGAGCTCGGGCAGCATCCAGACGATCGCCGCGGCCGACATGAACGGCGACCTCGCGGAGACCGAGCTCTTCCCGCCCCGCAACGTCACGCTGACCCTCTCGTCGCACGCCGACTGGGACGCCACCACGGCGGTCGTCACCGGCACCGACGAGAACGGCGCGACGGTCACCGAGTCGCTGAGCATTCCCAACGGTGGCAACGCCACCGTCACCGGCACGCAGATGTTCCGCACGGTCACGCAGCTCGTCATCCCGGCGCAGTCGGGCACCGGCGGGACCTTCACCTTCGGCGTCGGCTCGACCTTCGGCACCGTCGACCACATCGTCGCTGGCGCCACCGTGCGCGACAACACGCGCAGCGCGGTGAACTACGCCGAAGGCGACCTGATGCCCGTCGCGCGCGACGCGGAGATGTGGGTCACCAGCGAGACCGCCGTGAAAGACGGAGACCCCGTGTACGTGCGCGTGCGCGTGGCGTCGAGCGAGACCATCGGCGCGGTCCGCGCAACGCCGTCGAGCGGCTACACCGTGCGGCTCAAGAACGCGCGCTTCACCTCGACCAACAGCGCGGGCCTGAGCCGCGTCGACCTCAACCTCCCGGCGGGCTGATCACCATGAAGACCCCTCTCAACCGCAAGATGACGCCCGCCCGAAAGCGGCGCCTCGACACGCTCTTCACGCCCGCGGCGCGCGATGTCGTGCGCATGGCCGACGCGCTCGGCGAGCGCATGGACGCGAGCTCCACGCTCTTCCTCGCGAGGCTTCTAGAAGAGCTCGACAACGAGCTCTTCTACGTCGAGTACCCCGAGCACGTCGGCGTGCAGATCCTGCCCATCAAGAGCAACGTCAACCCCGGCGCCGACAACTACACCTACCAGGCGCGCGACCGCGTCGGAGCGTTCGCCCCGAGCGCGAACCTCGCCGACGACTCGCCCAACCAGGAGATCGCGGGTGACTACGTCACCGCGCCGCTCTACTCGTACCGCGGGCACTACGCCTACAGCATCCAGGACATGCGCCGCGCTGCGATGGCGGGTCAGCCCCTCGAGAACGAGAAGGCCGTTGCGACGCGCGAGAACTCGGAGACGAAGCTCGACGAGATCCTGGCTGTGGGCGACAGCTCGCTGGGGATCAAGGGCTTCTACAACAACGCGAACGTGACCTCGGTCAGCGCCGACACCGGCGACTGGACGAACAGCAGCACGGACGCCGACGAGATCGTGAACGACCTCAACAAGGTCGTGCGCGGCATCATCACGGACACGAAGGGCCGTGTGATCCCCAATGCGATCATCCTCACGCCCACGCAGTACGCGGCGGCGGACACGAAGCGTCTGCCCAACACCGAGATCAGCGCGCTCGACTTCTTCAAGAAGAAGAACCCGCAGATGATGGTGTCGCAGTGGGCGCGCGGCGAGACCGCGGGCGCTGCGAGCGTGCGTCGCCTCATGTGCGGACGCATGGACCGCCGCACCCTCGAAGCGCTCGTGCCTGTGCGCTTCGAGACGTTCCCGCCCGAGATCAAGGGCCTGGTCTACAAGGTCGAAGCGCACATGCGCGCGGGCGGCGTGATCTTCCGATACCCCGGCGCGTGGCGCTACATGGACGGGTGCTGAGATGAGGGCGCGCGTCATCAAGCACGCGGTCGACGGCGTCGCCCCCGGTGGCATCGTCGAGCTCGTCGACAACCTCGCCAACCGCACGCTCATCACGGCGGGTGTGATCGAGCCCCTGGAGCCCCTGCCCGAGCAGGTGCCCCCGAAGTGCGTCAAGCCCTCGCCCAAGAGCGAGCTCGCCGACCTCCGCGCGCGCTTCGACGCGTCATGGGCTGAGGCGCAGAGGCGCATCGTGGAGCTCGAGGGCGAGAACGCCGACCTCCGCGCGCAGCTCGCCGCGAAGAAGCCCTCGAAGAAGACCGACGCCCCCACCCAGGAGTGAGCCGTGTCTGTGACGCTGGCCTCCCTTCGTGAGCGATATCCCGAGATCGAGGCTACGCCCGATGCGGTGGTGACGCGCGCGATCGGGGAGGCCACGCGTCGCACTCACGCCTCCGTCTTCGGCGAGCGTCGTGACGACGCGATCGCCCTCCGCGCCATGCACCTCCTCGCGGTGTCACCCCAAGGCATCAACGCGCGCATCGAGGGCGCGAAGCCGGGCTCGATGGAGTCGACGCTCTACGGCTGCGAGCTCCTCCAGATCATCCGCGAGGCATGTGGCGGCGCTCACATGACCGGCGTGGGGCCGCTGCGATGAGCTCGCGCGTCACCATCAAAGACAACGGCGCCGCGAAGCTCATGGAGCGCGCGCGCGCGCTCGCCAAGGGCGCGACCGTGCGCGTGGGCGTGCTCGATGATGCACCCAAAGAGGTCGGCGAGGGCGAGCGCGAAGGGCCTTACTCGCTGCTCGAGGTCGCCGCGGTTCACGAGTTCGGGGCGCCTGACGCGGGCATCCCGCAACGCAGCTTCATCCGCGCGACGATCGACCTCAAGCGCACCGAGATCGAGGCGCTCCAGACGTCACTCGCGCAGCGTGTGGTCGCGGGCGAGCTCGATCCCTCGCAGGCCCTGGAGCAGCTCGGCGCGAAGGTAGCGTCGATGTGTCAGCTCCGCATCGCTGAGGGCATCGAGCCTGCGCTGAAACCCGAGACGATCGCGCGCAAGGGCTCCTCGAAGCCGCTGATCAACACCGGGCAGCTCCGCGCGTCGATCACCCATCGCGTGATGGGAGGCTGAGGCCATGGACTTCGCCGCCATCGAAGAGGCGCTCCGCACGATCGTGTCGAACTGCACCGGCATCGAGCGCCCCTGCGTCATCTTCGAGAACGCACCGCGCCCTCGCCACAACGGACGCACGGCGCTGCTCTCGTGGGTGTCGATGGCGGGCCCCGCGCTCGACTCCGCCGCGTGGGAGTACGCCGAGAACACCGACCCCTTGCTGGAGATGACCCCGAGCGCGGAGGGCGCTCGCGAGGTATCGCTCCAGGTGGGCGTAGAGGTCTACAACGACGCGCGCCCTGGTCACTCCGCAGCCGCCATCGCAGAGCGCGCGCGCACTCGCCTCGCGTGGCCCTCGTCGCTCGCAGCGCTCGCAGCGGTCGACCTCGCGCTTGCGACGGTGGGCGCCTCGACGCAGGCCGACTATCGCGGCGACGGCGGGCGCATGGTCTCGCGCCGCGTCTTCGAAGTGCGTCTGAACGCGGTCTCGCGCGAGGTCGATGAGGCAGGCCGCACGAGCTATATCGCCACCGCAGAGGTCACGGGCACCGTGGTCGACGCGGCGAGCGCTTCAGTCTCCGACTCGATCCAGCCCCAGGAGTGCCCATGAGCTTTCTCGACGACATCGTTACGCTCTCGATCACGCGCTCCACGCGCACCCCTACGCGCGCGGGCTTCGGCGTCGCGCTGCTCCTCGCCTACCACACGCTGAACGCCGATCGCGTGCGCGAGTACTCGTCGCTTGATGGCATGGTCGACGACGGGTTCACGCCGTACGACCCGGCCTATCTCGCGGCGCAGAGCTACTTCGCGCAGTCGCCCGCACCCACGCGCATCAAGGTCGGTCGGCGCGCGCTCGCCCCCACGCAGGTGGTCGAGCTCACTCCGTCGAGCCCGAGCGCGAGCGAGGTCTCCACCGTCAAGATCGACGGTCTCACCGCGACCTTCACGGCGGACGGGACGCCCACGGTAGCGGAGGCGTGCACCGGCATCGCGGCCGCGATCAACGCGCTCGCCGACGTCGACGCGATCGTCGCGACGGGCGCGAGCTCGGCCAGCGAGCAGGAGCTCAGCGGCTCGCAGCTCGATGGCGTGACGGGCTACGCGTCGATGAGCATCCCGCGCAAGATCACCTTCACCTTCAGTTCTCACGCGAACTGGGACGCGACCACCGCGACCCTCGCGGGGATCGACGGCAACGGCCTGGCGCAGTCGGAGTCGATCGCGATCCCCGACGGCGGCAACACCACCGTCACCTCGACGAAGAAGTATCTCCAGGTCACCTCGATCACGATCCCTGCGCAGTCGGGCACGTCGGGCACCTTCACGGTGGGCGTCGCGAAGCCCGTGACCGCGGACGGCACGAGCACCACGAAGGTGGTCTGCACCGCGAGCTCTGGTGAGCTTCATAGCTTCGAGCTCGTGACGCCGAACCTCTCGCTCCACGACGCGACGACGAACCCCGGCGTCGCCACCGACCTCGCCGCGATCGTCGCGGCCGACAACGACTGGTACGGCCTGCTCCTCGACAGCAACTCGCCCGCGGAGGTCACTGCCGCGGCCGCGTGGACCGAGACTCACAAGAAGCTCTTCGGGTACCAGACGAGCGAGACCGCGCACCTGAGCGCGGGCTCCACGTCGGTGCTCGCGTACACGCTCAGGGCCGCGGGCTACGCTCGCACCGAGGGCATCTTCGCGAAGAAGCTCGGGACGAGCGATGCGTGGCTCGCGGCCGGGTGGATGGGCGCGCGATTCGCGAAGGATCCCGGCGCCGCGACGTGGAAGTTCGCGAGCCTCGCGGGCTCATCGGTCTACGACCTCACCGACTCGCAGCGCGCTGCACTCGACGGCTACCGACTCAACTACTACACGACCGCGGGCGGCGTGGGCATCACCGCTGAGGGCGTCACCGCGTCGGGCGAGTTCATCGACGTCACGCGCGACCTCGACTGGCTCTCCGCGCGGATCCAGGAGGGCGTCTTCGGAGCCCTGATCAGCAACGACAAGATCCCCTTCACCGACGCGGGGATCTCAGCCGTGCTGAGCTCGGTACGCGCGGCGCTCAACGGGGCCGTGCGCGTCGGAGTGCTCGCGAGCTTCACCCTCTCAGCGCCGCGCGCTGCGGACGTGTCGAGCGGCAACAAGGCGATTCGCCATCTGCCCGACGTGACCTTTCAGGCGACCCTCGCGGGCGCGATCCACTCTCTCACCATCACCGGCCGCGTGAGCGTCTGAGGCAACGACCATGAGCACCCCGAGCATCAAGGTTCACGATTCGAAGCAGGTTCACCTTTCGCTCGCCGGTCGCCTCATCGAGAGCGGACGCGATGAAGCGGCGTTCGTGACGACGGAGTTCACGAGCGAGGTTCTCAACACCACGAGAGACGCACACGGCAACCTCGTGGTGAGCCGCACCAACGACGAGAGCGCCACCATCAAGATCAAGCTCCTTCAGAACAGCGAGTCGCATCGGCTCATGGAGCAGCTCTTCGCGACGCAGCAGGCAGCGCCGAACGGATCCCCGATCCCCTTCGAGCTCCGCGACATCCTCGGTGAGCGCGTCGAGCACGCGGAGACCTGCATGTTCTCGAAGCGCCCGAGCATCTCCTACGGCGCGACCGTCGCGGCTGTGGAGTGGGAGCTCATCACCAACCGCCTCATCCGTGAGGTGGTGTGATGCTGCTCGCTCAGCCCGAGACGAAAGACATCGACGGCGTGCGCTACGTCGTGCTCCCGCTCCCCACGCGCGCCGCAACGCGCGTGGCTGCGCGGCTGCTCAAGATGGCCGGCCCCGCGTTCGGCGACGTCGCCTCGCTCATCGCTGCGTCGAAGGCGGTCACCAGCGCGCTCGAAGCTCTCGTCGCGGGCATCGCCACCGACCTCGACGACGACGCGATCGTCTTCGCGATGGAGCACTTCGCGCGCGTCACGACCTACCAGGACGGATCGCGCGTTCTGCCGCTCATCTCGGACAAGAGCGACGACCTCGACGAGCACTTCCGCGGACGCTTCGTCTCGCAGATGAAGTGGCTCGCGTTCGCCGCGTCGGTGTCGTTCCCTTTCGTGAAGGCGACCGCGGAGCCGACCGCGTCCGCCGCTCCTCCCCCCGCGGCTCAGTGACGATCGAGGTACCGGGCCACATCTTTTGGCCTGCGCACCGGGTCGCCACGAGCGGCTACTACCACGACAGCCTGGAGACCATCATGGACCGCTGGAGCCTCGCGGACCTCGTCGACGCATGGGACTTGTGCGAGGCATTCGACGTCGCGCGCGCTGAGTCCCCGAGGGGAGCGCAGCGATGAGCGAGGCGCTTCGACAGGTATTCGCGGAGCTCGGCTTCAAGGTCGACCTCCCCACGCTCGAGGGCGCGGAGAAGAAGCTCCGCGAGGTGCTCGGTGTCACCGAGAAGACCGCGAAGGCCAGCGACAAGGCAGGGGCGAGCACGAAGAAGCTCACTGAGGAAGAGAAGAAGGCCGCGAAGGCTGCGGAGGAGCTCGGCAAGAAGCTCAGCACCTACAGCGGCATCCTCGAGCACGTCAGCGATGCCGCACACACGCGCTTCGGAGAGTCGCTGATCAAGCGCTTCCCGAAGATCACCGAGGTGCTCACGAAACAGGGCGTCACCGCTCAGGGCGTGGGCAAGGTGGTGACGGGTGCGACGGCTGCGATCGCCGCGGGGCTCGCAGTCGCCACGCGCGCAGCACTCTCCTTCGCCGATGCCTTCGCGGCGGACTCCGAAGCCCTGCGCGACGTCGCGCGAGAGAGCCGCGTCACGACGACACAGCTTCAAGAGCTCGATCACGCGGCCGCTCAGGGTGGCGTGGGCGTCGAGAGGATGCGCTCGGGGGTGCTTACCTTCGGGCAGTCGCTGCGCGCCGCGGAGCGCTGGGGCAACGGCACGACGTGGACGCTTCGACGGCTCGGCATCCAAGCGCGCGATGCGTCGGGGCACATCCGGCCGACGGGCGAGCTCCTCGACGAGCTCGCCGTGGCGTTCGAACACGTTGAGTCTCCGACCCGTCGCGCGCGCCTCGCGGTGCATCTCTTCGGCGAGAGCGGCCGTCGGATGCTCGACATCCTCCACACCGGGCCCGGCGGCATCGCTGCCCTGCGCGCGGAGCTCGCGGAGCTCGGTGGCGGCGTGACGCCCGAGGCCACCGCGGCGGCGAGGGAGTACACCCAGACCACCGAGAAGATGGGGCGCGCGACAGATTCGCTCCGCAGCGTGCTCGCGGTGTCGCTGCTCCCTGCGCTCTCGTGGCTCGTCGAGAAGGGCGCCAAGGTGGCCGGGCTCATGGCGCGGCTCACCCAGGGAACGCACGTCGCTCAGATTGCTCTCGTGGGCCTCGCGGCGGCGGCAGTGGCGGCGGCTGCTCCGGTGATCATCGCGTGGGCTCCCGTGGTCGCGCCCTTCGCCGCGGCGGCCGCGGCCATCGCTGCTGTGGTGGCGGTGCTCGATGACCTCGTGACCTTCGTGGAGGGCGGTGATAGCGCCCTCGGACGCTTCATCGACCAGCTCTTCGGCGTGGGCACCGCGACGCAGTATGTCCATGAGCTCCGTGAGGAATGGGAGACAGTGGTGTCTGCGATCGAGAGCGCGATCAGCGCCGTCGCACGCTTCACCGGCATCGGAGAGGAGCAGGCGCAGGGCACGCTCCGAGGCCCTGTGATCGGTGGTCGACGCGTCACCCCGAGGGGCACGACTCCCGCGGTGCGCGCGATCCCCACGAGTCAGATCGCGGTCGCACCTGCCACGCGCACCGTCGCAGCGCCCGGGAGCGTCACGCAGCGCTCGTCGACGAGCTCGGTCACACGGTCGACTTCGAACACCTTCCACATCGCGACGAGCGATCCTCGCGCGGCTGCAGCCGAGGCAGTGCGGCTCATGGAGCAGCGCGAGCGAGAGCGCCGCGACGCTGATCACCCGGTCGAAGACGACGACGGCGGTGCGGTCGCCTACGGAGGTGCGTGATGCGGACGCTCATCGAATGGACGGACGCAGGCGGCGCCGCGGGCGCGCTCGAGGTCGACTGCACTCCGACGCAGGGGCTCGAGCTCACCGCGGAGGTGACCGACTTCCCGGTCGAGCAGGGGAGCGCGATCACCGACCACGTGCGGCCGATGAACGGAACCATCACCCTCGAAGGGGTGATCTCAAACACTCCCTTCGTGCTGCCCTCGACGCAGATGCAGGGGATCACCCTCGCGCCGGCGTCAGTGGTGCTCGAGGGGGGCAGCGGTCAGGCGCGCGCGACGATGCTTCGCTGGAGCGACGTCTTCGACCGCCGGAAGGTGTGCGACACGATCCTCGCGGGGCTCGTGTCGAGCGCGACGCCCATCAACATCACGACGCCGCTGCGCACCCTTGCCGGGCTCGCGATCACCCGATACCGCGTCGACGAGCGCGCCGACACCGGGCAGGCGCTTCACTTCGTACTCGACCTCAAGGCCCTGCGCATCGCCACCACGGCGCGCGCTCCGGTGCCTGCGGTACGACGGCTCCAGGTGCCCCAACAGCGCGCCGCGCAGCCTGTGGATAACAGATCGTTTCTCGCGCGCGTGTGGGACGGAGGAGCGCCTGCGGAAGCGGCGCGACAGAGAGCGAGGGGCCAGTGAGCGAGTTCGTCCCGTGCACCCCCAGTGGCGTCTCTCGGTGGACACAGACCACCACGCTCGACGGCGTCAGCTTCGTGCTCACCTTCGCCTGGTCGCAGCGCGAGGGTCGATGGATCCTCGACATCGCAGACGCGGAGGGCGCTGCGATCGTCTCGGGTCTCGCGCTCGTCACGTCGCAGCCGCTGCTCCGTGGTGTCGTCGACCCGCGGCGCCCTCGTGGTGAGCTCATCGTGATGGACACGAGCGGCGCGGAAGACCTCGACCCGGCTTTCGCTGATCTCGGGGACCGCTTCGCGTTGATGTACGTGACCGCAGCGGAGCTCGCGTGAGACTCTTCGATCGCCGGTGGCGTGTGCAGGTGGGCTCGCTCGACACGAGTGCGCTCGCGTGCTCCTTCGAAGTGGAGCGCTCGCTCATGGGCTACGCTGGCACCTGCTCGCTCACGATCAAGAACCTCGACGAGCAGCACCGACGTGAGATCATCGCAGCGCCGCGGCGCGCGACCTTCGTGGAGGTGATGGCGGGCTACGCAGACGGGATGTCGTTGCTCTTCCGCGGCGACAAGATCAAGGCCGTCCCGGCGCGTGAGGGCACTGACTGGCTCCTCAAGGTCACCGCGGGAGACGGCGTTCACGCGCTTCGAAGTGCTCGCGTCGCGCGGAGCTTCGTGAGTGGCACGAGGCTCTCTCAGGTGGTGCAGCACATCGCTGACGCGATGGGTGTTGGCGTGGGCAACGCGCTCGCTGCGATTCGCGGTGCGAGTCTCGGCGGCCTCGACGACGTCTTCCCCGAGGGCACTACGCTCCACGGTCTCGCAGCCGCGGAGCTCACGCGGATCACTGACAGCGCAGGGCTGACGTGGAGCATCCAAGACGGCGTGATGCAGGTGCTCCCGCGCGGCGGCGCGCTCGCTCGAGAAGCGATCCTCTTGTCACCAGACACCGGCCTCGTGGGTGCGCCCGAGGTTGTGAATCGGTGGACGATCACCGCGAAGTCGCTGCTCATCCCTGGGCTCGTGCCGGGTCAACAGGTGGTGCTCGACAGCGCTATCGCGCGCGGAACATGGCGCATCTCGCACGCGAAATATGTGGGTGACACGCACGGTCCTGACTGGACCGCGACGCTCACCTGCCATCGCCCGCGGCCGCCGCTTCTCTCATCGACGACGACTCAGAACACCGGAGTGGAGTGATGGAGCGCCCCCCGTTTCCGACTGAGCGCGACGTGCTCGATGCGCGCGAACAACAGATGGAGCTTCGCACGCACGTCGCCTATCCAGGGCGAGTGCAGAGCTACGACGCTGCGACGCAGACGGCTGACATCGTGCCGCTCATCCGTCAGCAAGTACCGCAGCCCGACGGCTCTTACGTCATGGAAGAGTTGCCGGTGATCCCCTCGGTGCCGGTGCTCTGGCCTCGCGTCGGGCGGTGGTTCATGGCGATGGCCCTTCAGCCAGAGGACACAGTGCAGCTCCTCGTGAACACGTCGGCGATCGGACACTGGCGCACCGGCACCGGGGACGTCACCGACCCCGGAGACCTTCGACGCCAGCACATCTCACATGCGGTCGCGATCCCTGGCCTCTTCACGCGCGGCCGCGCGCTCAGCAGGGCTCCACGCGGCACCGGAGGCCAGGGCGAGATCCTCAGCACAGACGACGCGCTCGTGATCGGGAGCGACAGCGATGGGCCGCGCATCACCATGCGCCCCAACGGTTCGCTCACGATCGCGTGCGGTAGCACTGTCGTCGCGCAGCTCGATGCCGATGGGACGTGGCACTTCGGCGGCGCCGCGGGAGATTTCGTCGCGCTCGCCAGCCTCGTAAGCGCACGCCTCGAATCGATGAGGTCGTACATCAACGCGCACACGCATCCGGTCGCGTCAGCACCGGGTACGTCGGGCGTTCCGACGGCGCCTCTCTCCGCGCAGGACTCCGTCGCCGCGACAAAGGTGAGGGCTACCTGACCTCGCAGCCGAGGGCGATGAGCTCGACACTCACGCGCGGACCGCACGCGGTAGAAGAGCGGGTACCCACCGCGCGACCGTTGATGCGTCGCATCCCGGCGGTCTCGTAGATCGCAGAGAGCTCGAACGTTGCCCCGGCGATCACCTGCGAGGCGCCACCGCAGCGCTCTGCGAGCGTGCTGAGCGACAGGGAGAGGCGCTGGAACACCGCGTAGACCATCGGCGCGTCGACGGTGGGCGAGTAGATGTGCAGGCCACCGCCAGGATCGACGCCACACACGCCCTCGATCCTGCGCGGAGTCTCCCCTCCGACCGAAAGCCACACCTGGGGGCGATCGACTCGGGCCTCTAGCGTCGGGCGCGTCGATGCGTCGGAAGCGTCGCCAACTGCGGCGACATCCCGCGCGGCATCGACCGGGCCCGCGTCGGGGCTCGCGTCCCGGAGCACATCGCCAACTGCGGCGACGTCGCCCCCCTGCGAATCATGGCTCACGTCCTGGAGCACTTCGGGCGCGTCGTCGGCCGTTGCCGTGTCGCCCGGGGCGTCGGGGGCGTCGGGGGGCGCATCGGGAGCGGCGTCGACCGGGGCGGCGTCGGGAGGTGACTGCGACGGCTCGGAGCCGCACGCGACGAGGAGCAGGGCGAGGAGGATGGCGGGGAGAGGGTAGCGCATCGAGGGCGATCCTACGGGTCACCCCGGTCGCGGGCGACGAAAAGGTTCCGGCACACCGCGCACGTCGCGGTGTCGGTGCGCACGGGGACGTCGGGGAAGTGGATCACAGGAAGCGCACCCAGAGCAGGCGCGGCTTGCGGGCGCGGGTGACGTAGACGTAGTCGCCCCACCAGCCCGTCAGGGGCACGACCCCAAAAAAAAAGCCGAGCGACGTCACCGTGTCGTCCTCCTCGACGGTCGCGAAGAGCCGCACGAACAGCCACTGGAGCAGCAGGACGTTCAGCCACTTCACGGACGACTTGATCTCCTCGAACTTGGTCATGCCGCAGATCCTACTTCACGCCGGCTGCCCTGGCGATCGTCGCCATGTTGCGCAGGACGCGCGCCTCGTCGTCGGGCCCGAGGGGGATCGGGATGGAGGCCTGGAGGATGCCGGCGTACGGCTTGGTGACGAGCCGTAGACGGGCAGCACGCGGTCGCCCCGTCGGTAGGCGGCGTCGCATCCGCCGCAGCGCGTGTCGGTGTCTCTGACGCCGGGGTCGCCCGGTCTTTCCCCGGGGCCGTGTCACTCGTCAGGCCCAAGCCACCCCCCGCGGTCACGCCAGCGGGCGAGGGTGGCGCGGCCCACGCACATGGCGTCTGCGGCGTCGGTGGGGGTGCGGATCTGACCCGCGGTCCCCTCCGTGGCTGCACCGGGCGCGAGCGCCCTGCGTCCCCCCGATCACGTGCCACCGTACTCTAGCGCCCCCCTCGCGCGCGCGAGCACGGTGCGGCCGTGCGGACCCTCGCTCTCGACCCTGTGACTGGAGACCTCGTGATCACGGGCGGCGCGCTCGGTGTGGTCGATGGAGCCGACACCGTGCGGCAGATGCTCGACCTTCGCCTCTCGATTTGGCAGGGCGAGTGGTTCGCTGACACCGCGATCGGCGTCCCCTACAGGAGCTTTCTCGGGGTGAAGGGCGCAGAGCGTATCGCAGAGGCGCAGCTTCGACGCGCGATCGCGACGTGCCCCGGTGTCGCCTCGCTCAGGAGCTTCACCTTCGCCGTCGACGAGCGACGCCGCGCGGCCTGCTCCTTCGAAGTGACGACCATCACAGGCGAGCCCCTGAGCGTCTCGGGCTACATCGCAGGTGACGCATGAGCTACGGCCTCACGAGCACCGGGTGGAGCGCGAAGAGCGCTGCGACGATCGAGGAAGAGCTCGCCGCGGCGCAGCGTGCGTCGAGCGCCCTCGGTCCCACCTGGGTGACATCGCCCGAGTCGGTGGGAGGTCAGCTCAACGCGGTTTTCGCGCCGAAAATCGCTGAGCTCTGGGAGCTCGGCGGCGTGGTGTTTCGCTCGCGCGATCCTCGCGCGGCAAGCTATGCAGGCCTTGATGCGGTGTGCTCCCTCACCGGCACCACGAGGCGCGCGGCCACGAAGGGCACCGTCACACTCACTGTGACGCTCGGGGCCGGGCGCACGCTCCCGGCCGGTGCGGTCGCGCACGTCAGCGGCCAGGCGGGCAATCGATGGGTCACACTCACCAGCGTCACCAACAGCAGCGGCGGCACCGCTACGCGCACGGTCGCCGCGGAGGCCGAGAGCGCGGGCGTCTATGTCGCCAACGCGGGCACGATCACCGGCATCGCAACTCCGGTCACGGGGTGGCTCAGCGTCACCAACGCCGCCGACGCGGCGCAGGGCATCACCGCCGAGAGCGACCCGGTGCTGCGCACGCGACGAGAGCGCGAGCTCTCCGCGGGTGGGACGTCGCCCGTCGACGCGGTGCGCGCCGCACTCTCGCGCGTGAGCGGAGTGAGCGTCGCTGAGGTCGCGGAGAACCCGACAGGATCGACGGCCGGCGGTCTCCCGCCGCACTCCATCGAGGCCATCGTCCAGGGCGGCACCGACGCAGACGTCGCGCTCGCGCTCTGGCGCGCGAAGGCCGGTGGCGTCGAGCTCTACAGCAGCGCGGCGAGCCCCACGGTGGTCACGATCACCGACGCGGGAGGCTTCTCGCGCGACGTCACCTTCACGCGCCCGGCGGCAGTGAACTGCTACGCGGAGCTCACCATCGTCATCGACGCGGGCATCTATCCCGGCGACGCATCGCTCCAAAGCGCCGTCGCGCTCGTCACCGCCGGTCAGCGCGCGGGGCAGACGCTGCGCATGAGCGACGCGATCATCGCCGCGCGCGGCGTCGCAGGCGTGCGAGACGTGACGCGCGTGAGACTCGGTCGCACCGCGGGAAGCCTCGCAGAGACGAACCTTCTCGCTACGCCGCGCGACGTGCTCAAGCTCGCGAGCGATCGCGTGAGTGTGGTGCTTGATTTGGTGCAGCGGTGACGGAGCCCACGCGGATCACCGAGCACGCGCACGACGATGCGCACGTCGCGGAGGGGCTCGCGCTGCTCACCTCGAGGCTCAGGGGTAAACCGGCCATCGAGGCGTTCCTCTCATCGGTGCTCGAGCAGGTGCAGGAGGTCGAGGATGCGCTCTGGAGCCTCTACGGACTCGCGATCGACGACAGCAGTGACGTCGCGCTCGACCAGATCGGTGCGGTGCTCGGTCAGCCTCGCCCCGACGGGATGGACGACACGACGTATCGGCTCGTGCTCGGTGGCGTGGTGGTCGCGCTCACGAGCTCGGGCACAGGCGATGATCTCCTGCGCGCGACGCACGCGCTTCTGGGCTCGTGGGACTTCTCGCTCACCGAGGCATTCCCCGCGGCAGTCCTGATCGAGCCCGACGCGCACCCGAGCGTTCCCGCGGCGGTGATTCACGCAGTGCTTCGAAGGGTGAAGAGCGGTGGCGTGGGGCTCCAGGTGATCGACGTCCCGAGCGGTGATCTCTTCACGCTCTCGTCGAGCGTGGAGCTCGAAGAAGACGACGCGGACCGGGGCTTCAGTGACACGGATCGAGCGGCCGGTGGGCTGCTCGTCGGGGTGATCGAATGAGTGCGAAGAGACCTACTCAAGTGCCTCGATGGGCCTTCGGCGATGCGGCGGTGCGAGTGCAGCCCCCGACGCTCAGCGCGAGTGAGGGCTTCCGAGTGGGCACGCGCGTGCCGGGGCCGTGGCTCAACTGGCAGTTCAACGCGCTGGGAGGGTGGATCGACTTCCTCCGCGCGCCCAACGTCAACGCGTTCGCGCGCGTCTCGTGGGCGACATCGCCGGGCTCTTACGACTCGAGCTCGCCGGTGCTCCTCGCGTGCGACGCCGACACGATCGAGACGACGGGCGCGGCCTATCGCATCGTGATCGCGGGGTGGGAGACCTCGGGGCCCACGAGCTCGCTCCAGGTCTCGCAGACGGGCAACGCCTGGACGCGTCGCACCAACACCCCGGGGGGCTTCGGCAGGCCCACGGCGCTCGCTCACATCGCGTGCGCACCTCGGTGGGTGATCGCCGACGACGGGCCGGGCCTTTATTACGCACCGCACGACGCAGGCGCAGGGACGTCACCCATCGGGGGGTCGAGCTCGGGGTGGACCGCTGCGACTGCGGCCGACGACGGCAGCGGCGGCGTGACGGCGATCAAGGCCATCGCGTCGAGCACTTCGAAGGCCGTCGCGATCACCGCAGCGGGCGGCCTCTGGAGCGCAGACGGGATCACATGGAGCGCGATCACCGAGGGCACCGCGCGCACAGGCAACGGCCTCGATGTCGTGTGGACGGGCAGCGCGTTCGTCTACGTCACGAGCGACGGCGAGGTCTACTCGTCGCCCACGGCGGACGGTAGCTTCGCGCTCAAGGGCACGCTCCCCGATGGCGCCGCAGACTGGCGCCTCGCAGCGGGCGACGCGGGCGAAGTGCTCGCCTACCAGCACAACAACGGGAGCGCGTCGGACCTCTTCCGCAGCACCAACGACGGCGCCTCGTGGTCGACGCTCACGCCGCTCGCGGTCGGACGCGATGTGCTCCGTCTCACGTGCGTGCGCTGGCGTGACGGCGTGTGGATGGCGACGAGCAGCGTGGCGCCGTTCCTCTGGACCTCGAACGACGCGGTGAACTGGACGGCGCTCAGGGTCGACGTGAGCGGCTCGGGCGCGCTCCAGTCGATCGCGTGGGATGGGAGCGCGTGGATCGCGGCGGGCAATGGTTTCGTGGTGCGCTGCCCTCGCGGCGCGGACCCTGCGCCCGGTGACTACGTCGCAGACGGAGACCCTGCGACGCTCGCGGACGCGGCCTCGCTGCGAGGTCGACGCATCGAGACCGGCGACCCGAGCGACGGCGATACGCTCGTCTGGAATGCCGCAGATGAGCAGTGGGAGTACGGCGCCGGTGGCGGGTCGGCGGCGACGCCGCCGCTCGCGCTCCCGTCGAGCGTGCGCGACGCAGTGGCGTGGCTCGACCCGGAGACGCTGCCCGACGTCGCAAACGGCACGTCGCTGCGTACGTGGGTCGGGCTGCACGGTG